ATTTCGTTGCCATGTTGTTTATTTTCACCAAACTTTTAATCCTCAGCTCAAGAGAACGATTGCCGCTCATTTGATAATACGATTCCATAAGCTCGTTTTCAATTGGCGAAAGAATCATAGCGTCTATTTTAGATTCTTGCCCCGTATAGCCTTTAATGAACCAGTTGGCATCGCCAGTCTTGAAATACATATCAAGGTGGTACAACTTAAAGTCGAAGTCGTTTGCGCCTTTGAACGCTTTTTTTATGTCAAGCTTAGTTTGTGTTTTCATAGATATCTATTTACAAAATCAAGGACTTCTGGAAAAACTATTTTTCCTTTCACAAATTCGGAGTTCTCAGGAGACAAGCCCAAATAAGAACCCTCATAGCTTCTAAAGAACTCGGCTTTACTTCCTGATCCCGTTCCTGTGTTTCTCCATTTCAAACCCGTCAAATCGTCTGTAATTTCAAACATAAAGTTACTTATAAAAACGCCAGTATTTACGAAATTGTATGGCTGCCCTATTATTTTTGGTAACAACGGTTTTTGTGGTGAAAACATGGCTAAGTTAGCTGTTTTCGGGGAGTAAAAACCTGTAAAATTTCTATTATTACTTTTCAAAGGCAATCCGTCGTTCCCGATTCCATTTTCTACCTGTTCAGCTTGCATTTGTGTTATCTTGGCCTCGTTTCTATAAACAATACGCTCCGTTTCATTTAGGATGTTGTCCCGTACAAACTTTGCATTTTTAAGATATCCTCGTATTGTCGTCATAATAAAAAAAGGGCGATAATTTCCGACCGCCCTTCCTCTATAAAACCAACTTAAATCGTATTATGTTACAATCACTGTAGCAAGATTGGACTTGTATTTAGCTCCAGTAGTGGCTTGCGTCACTGTACTTGCTGGAGACACGGTGTTTGTGCGGATTGTGATTGCATGACCTGTCACGGCAGACGGTATTGTAACAGATGCCGTTTTATTGGCATCGTTGTAAACAAGTGATGTCGGTGTAAATGGCGTTGCGTTGTCCGCAAATAGGTAATTGGAAATAGCTAATCCCTTTACAAGGTGTGAATTGTCGCCCAAAAGCGGCTTCCACGTCAGCGTTGTACCGCCGTTTGCAAGAGGGGAAATTGTAATTCCAATATCGTTGATACCGTCAAGTTCGTCTGAGCTTACATCAGGCATTTTTACGGCAACTGGTCGTCTGTCGATTTCCGAACGGTTCTTGAACTGTAAAAAGAATGTTTCGCTAGATTGCGTTTGACCGTCGTTGCCTTGATAATTACCCACCTGATGAACGCTCAATGAAAATCCTTTCACGTCGCCCGATACGGTTTCAGTCATCCAAGCCACATCGTTTGCGTCAAAGACAATAAGCGCGTAATTCCCTTTACCTGAAACGGAATCAAGTGCTGCCTGAAAATCGATCCCATTGTCAAATGTTGCAGTTGCTTCGTAAGGAAATCTTTGCTGTAAAGACTTGTCTCCTGATGCCTCTCGTGTGAAATACGAATTTTCAGGCGTAGACCATACAAAAGATTCGACACCTGGCAATATCACTAGGTCGCCTATCAATTGTAGTTCGTCTATCAGTTCCTTATTGAAAGTTACCGCAGGATCAAAAATATAGTCAGGGTTCAAAAGACCTAACGCTTTTGCGCGTTCCATGTCTTTTTTGCAACCCAAAGACCCTGTACCGACTGCGCCTGCTGCGGAACAATCGATTACGTTAATTTGGTCAGATAATGCCATTATTTCACGAGTTTGTTATCGGTTAGTGATTTGGCAACTTTTGCGTCAGATACTTCAACGTTTTGCCCTTTTTTGTAAAACTTGTCAATCGTAACTCCACCCTCGGCAGTTACGGTAAACTTCTTTTTTTTAGCTTCTTCTGCCATGATTAAAATCTTATTTCGTTAATACAGCGATCAATAATTGAGACATCGCCTAAAGTTTCAAATTTTAAAGCATCCCAAATATCTGTGGTAAAATTTGCCTCCTGTTTTGTGTTTGGCTCTCCACCAAAGTTTGGGTACTTAGTCAATCTATACTTCTCGTCCCATCTAAATATGCCAGATTTCGTAAAGCTTTTTTCAATGTTTTTTGCCAAAGGAAAAAGTACTTTATCGTAAGACATTGCCCAACGGTTTTCATTAAGTAGGGCTGTCTCGGTATTTCTGGTTGCCAAGATAAACACTAGCCTAACGGTCGCCTCTTTCTTGTTCACGTCTTGAACTTCGGACATAGAAGTTTGATATATAAGCGGGTACGGACTTCTTGAGTTATTGCCAAATTCGGTCAACTGTTTTATCAAATGAAATTCATTGCCCCACTTGTAAACAGGCTTGAACCCGTCTATCTCAGGAAGCTGTGAAAACACATCGTTCAGCCTTTCCTCGACGACTATCATAGATTGTAAGGGTTTACCATTCCGAGCATCGTAAAGAAAGAATTGTCGTAATCTTCTGGGTGATCCGTAAGGAACTCGTAAAGCGTTACCTGATTCAGACTTCTATTCGTTGCCCAACGCATACCCAACCCATTCCAATTGCTGAAGAATGAATAACCGCGCCCGTTTAGGTTTCCTTGATACACATTGATAAACGCGTTCCATGCTGCGGTCTGTTTCCCGTTCGGCAACTGCCTTGAGGAATTTTCCGCCCACGGTACTTGAACGCCCGTCGTTGAATACTGCGAGAAATCCATTCCGAGATACTTAAAGAACGTGTAGTTTGCGATAAGACTGATTTTTTGCGTACCGATGGAATAGCGTAAGCCGTTCCATTTCTTTGTGCCGCCAGCGTACTCTTTACCGTCTACCAGATCCTTCCATTTCTGTAAGGCGGCTGGTTTGAAGTCGCCGTTGGTTTCGAATTGGTCAAAAAGTTCAGTCGTCTGCTGATAGCCGAAAGCCATGATAGAAAACTCATATTCCGCTTGGTCAATCTCCGCTTGCAGTTGTGCTACGGCGGTCGGGGTATTACCCCCAATGGTAGGCTGTGCTACCGCTTGGGGGATGAATACTTGCTTGTTAAGGAAATATGTGGTATCTATAATCACTTTACTACTCTGCTTTAATCGGAGTTACAACCGTCTCTACTTCTCTTTGCTCCAGTTTCGCGTCCTTAACCAATTCGGCTTTCTTATTCTTGATAAGGCGGTCGGCTTGGATTGTGTGGAGCAAACGAGGCTTTTTTTGCGGATCACTCGTGAGAGTTACCACTTTGAAATCCTCTTTTTTGTCAAATGTAGCTTTTGCTACTTCTTCTGACTCTTTCTGTTTAATATCGAATATCGGCATGGCTTATGGTGTTACGGTTAAATCTGCTTTTACTGCGTCGAGGTCGAGGATCATCCAAGCTGGTTTTTCGTTGTTTGCGATACGCAATAACGTGAATACCTCTCCAATGGCTGTTTTCTTGTTCTCGATGAACTGAGTGCCATAAGTTCCGACTCTGAAGATAAATCCTGAGTGCCATTCTTGGTAAACACTTGAATCACCAACTAACGCCGTACCCTGCGCGATCAAATAAGAAGAGAATACTCTCATTCCGTTGATAGAGTAAGAACCGTTGTTGTTGGTCATGTACGGTTTGATTTGCGCGTTTCCGTCAACGTCCTGCGTGAACATAGCGGCGAAAATGTCGCTTGGGTTCATGATGACCACGTTTGGTGTGAAATACATTCCCTGAATAACCGATTGTCCCGCAACTACTGCGAGTCCGTTGTCAGGTGCTACGAAAGTACCGTCAAACACCGATGAAGTGTAGGCAACAGCATTTGTTTGGATCGTAGCGATAAGCCCGTTTTGCCAAGCGCGAATAACTTTGTCCTCAAACATTCTTACGATTGCGGAAAACAACATTTCGTTGTCCATTTCGAATTCTTCAGTCCATTCGATACGTCCTGCGTATTTTTTGCGAAGGGTTCTGTTACGGATAAAGGTATCGCTTGTAAGTGGTTTTGTTCCACCTTCAGCAACAACCGCTACCGCACCTTCGGCTGTCGCTTGCTCCTCGCGGATAACTTCGCTAGGTACTTTTGCGACCTGTGTGTTCGGGATTACGTCGAGGATGAAATTCTCAGGGTAACGAATCAACGCGATGTCGTTCTCAACCAAATAATTCTCAACCAATGGCAACGTAACACCTGATCCGTTCGTTACTGCTGATGCAGTAGTGAAGATTGCAGCCGCTTTGATCGCGTTGAATTGGAATTCAGGAAGGTCTTTTCCGCTTTTGATAGCGTCAACGATAGCCGCATGGTTATCGCGAACGTATTTCTTAAGTTGGAATTTTTCTTTTGCAGAAATCAGGTCTTTGCCTGTTTTTTCCATCTTTTCCATCGCCTCGGCAATGTTCTTGATTTGCGTTGCAAAAGTTACGACGTTTCCGTCCTTGTCTTTTTCGGTTGCGCCAAGTACTGTTTCCAACGCTGATTTCAACGATTCCGCATAGGTCTCGTCGTTAGCTTCCTGACGTACTTTTAGAGCCTCGTCAAGGGCGTTAAGGAACTTCTCTTGGTCAGCCTCTACCGTTGCTCCCTGTTTTTTCAAAGCTTCGGCAAGTGTGATGTTTTTTCCGTTCATTTTGTTTTTTATTAGATAAATGTTACTGACTTCTTGGGAGTGACTTTCGTCGGCTCCTCTTTATCCGAAGTGGTCGAACCGGCTTCGGTATATTGTATCGGGGTCGCGTCGTTCGATCCGAATAAGACCATGCTGCCCTCTTTTGAAATTTTAGCTTCCTCTATTCCCCAAAAATAACCTTGTTCCATAGCATATTCCTTATTGGCTATGTCGTTGATTACGCTATCGAAATAAGCTTTATGTTCCGCAAATTCTTTAGACGTGTCGTCGATTGCCAAACGAACCTTTACGTACTGCATCCTAACCGAATTCTGTACGGGATGTTTTTGTTCGATGATCTCTTTTGCCGATTCGTGTTTGATAGCGTCTTTTGCTATCTCGTAAATCAAAGCCTGAGTGTTTCCTTCGTAATTTTTTCCTACGAATGACCACGGCACTTCCTTTACGTATGCGTTCACGTCTTTCGGCCATGCGATAACGTGTGTTGTTTTCAATTCATGGTCAGCTACGTAAAAAATACTCCCGTTAACCTCTTTCAAAGACTTATTCCAAATACCGTCGAAATGAACATCACCGTGACTGTCCATGTATTTCGTGGTGTTTATTACGGGATAAAAGAAACCTTCCTTCAATCCTAACAGGCTTTTTGTTTCCTCTGTGACCTTGAAAAGATTAAACGTACCCAACTGCCCTTTTTCACAAGACTTTTGAATAGAAGCCTTCTTAAGGTCAATGATGTTTTTTTCGTTTTTAACCAATGCCAAAAACATTTCCGTTTTGGTGGTAAATTCCGAATTAAGTTCGATACATTTTATCATTTCAAAACGTCTTTATCGCCTTTCAGCTTTTGTACTTTTTCTTTAATGGACTTTTTCAAAGCCTCATTCGTAGTCTTTTCGGCTACTTCCTTCAATTGCTTTTCTTTATTTTCCATTATACTTATCTTGTAAATTAGTATATGCTTGTGTTACGTCTACGTTTGCCTTCCTCATTTTGGCAAGGTTGTCTAAGAATATCCCATCGCTTTCCAAAGCCGTTTTCTTATCCTCTTGCAATGCTTCCACTTTGCTGAAATCTGGTTCGTAAACGATTCCCTCGGGTAAGTAATATGCTTTGGTTAATATAGCGGCTTCATCCTCGCAAATCGATTTTACCACGTTCTGCCATAACGCCACTTCCGCTTGGTCTTTGTTGGTAAACGTCGAACTTCCCTTTCTTGGTATAAGTTCGGGATCTACCCCGTAAATTCCTGCTATAGTAACCGCGTTCGCTTCTGTTTCCTCAAAGGGTTCCAATTCCGATATAGTTCCCAATGTCTTAATAAACTGAAGCGGAATCGATGAAATTCCGATGAAATTCTTATCGCCCGTTAATCCATTACGATCTTGAATATCCGCAAGCATTTGGTCACGAGTTACTGGATCAACCGTTTCGCTTAAGCTATCCTTGTTCGACTGCGCCCTTGCCAATATCCCGCCGTTACCATTCTTTCGATACACGTTGTAACGCGCCTGATAAACCGCAAGGATATTGTTGATGTTTCGCTCAACCCTGCTTAGGGGGGAAACGCCTTTGCCTCTTTCGTTCAATCCCAATGCAGTGCTGTGAATGATGTATCTCGGTTCAATCTCGTGCTTCATCAAAAAGAACGTCTTGTAAAACGCAATGAAATCATCCTTTGACTTCATTAAAAACGGATTACTCATTTCCTTATGCAATACCGCTGTCGTGACGTTCGGTTGTAATACCCAGATATTGCTTATATTGTCAATGGTCGGGTTTACGATGCTTTTAGGCGTTTTCGTGTATATATAGCTGTTTCCATCCGCTAATCTTGCGAATACGTCCTTATATACGATATCTGCCATAGTATCAAAAGGATTCGGCGAATCATAAAGCTTTTTGAGGTTGCCTTTCGGTATGTATTCCTCACCAGTTGATTGGTTCACCATCCTGTACGTAACCGATGCGGCTCTTTCGGCTATCGCATCGATCGGAATGAAAACTTCCGCAATGTTACAGGCGAGTTCATACGGGTTAGATTCGGCAAAGGTCGCGAGTTTGTCGCTGTTCAAAGAACGTAGGTACTGGTCAAAATACTGAAACCATTGCCCTGAGTTGTCCTGTTCGGCAAATCCTGACACTCTTTGCTTAGTCGATTTCTTTGCAAAAGGGTTCCAGTTCGGCATCTAGTTATAAAAGCAAAAAAGCACCGTCCGCTGGGTAGCAGATAGTGCTTTATTAATATTTTGACGTTGTTCCATTTATAGAACTAGGTGCTGTGCATCTTCACACAGTTTCGGTTATTGGCAAATGTAAATAAATTCTATTAAGAATATAACATTTTCCTGTATTTTATTTTAAGGATAGCGGCAGCCGAACATAAAGCGTCAATGGCATCCTTCTTATTTTTGTTATCGCCTTCCCTTTCATAACTCGTAACGTGCTTTATGAAATTAAAGTATTCGGGATTGTCTTTATATTTTTCATCGAATATAAAATACTTCATCACAAACTCGTAATTGGATAGTATTCTAACTTCTTTGTTGATTGTGGAAGTAAACGGCTTTACAGTCGCGTGGTTGGAAACATCGCGTTTCAAAAGTAAATACGCGCCAGTTCCGACCCCGTTGACCTCAAGATATGCGTCCTCTATCAGATTAAGGCGCATTTTCATGATGCTTCTTTCAGTCACAACCTCAATCCCTTCCTTGCTATGGATCACGTCTTTCACGAAGCATGATAATTGGTTATCGATAACACATACGTGCATCATCGGGATTGTAAAGCAGTCACCGCCTTTGTCGGCTGGATCGCCTACCGAAAACTTATAAACTATGCTTTCTTCGGGGATGTTTGAAACGTCGCCCATCTTTAATTTAGACAGAGGAAGTAATACGCCTTCAGGCTCTGTGATCCATCCCCCGTTTACAATGTTGTCGTATTCGGTTGGGTTTTCTTCAAGTAGTCGCTCGTAATCCCTGCGGATATTTTGAGGCATCCTTTCAATGTCCCCATCAAGATAAGATGTGTGAATGTACATCACATTGTCCTTAACTAAATTAGACCCGCCCTCTACGTCTCTATTCTGAAAAAACTCCTGATATATCCAATGCGTTGAAACTGTTGGGTTGAGTATCAGTATCGAAAGGTTTCGTTTCGTTTCAGATCGTATCGAATAAAACACTTTTTTGAATGTAGCAAAGTCTGGTATTTCCTCAGCTTCGTCAACAACAAAAACGTTGAATCCAGACAATGATTTTAGGTTTGCGGTCTGTTGACTGCTTCCTGTTTTTATACCCTTAAAGGATATCCTGGCTTTATCTGTTTCAATATGGGTATTGGTATCATTTACAGACTGCTCATACCCTAATAATTCGATTTTTCCGCTCACCTCGGGCTTTATGGAATCTGTTATCGACACGTTCGTAAACCTCGTATAAAGTACGTTCCAATCGTAATCAACTAAAGATATTAGACTGAATATTGAAGTGGTGTGTGATTTTAAAGAGTACCTGCCGCCAGTCATAATGACCGTATCGACTTCGGGATAGTTATCTGGATCTAATAACTCGAATAGCGGTTCAAACTTATAACAGATTTCAAGTTCATTCGTCATTGAATTTCTTGAATATTACTTTTGTTGTTGTTTGCGGCAAATCTTTTCCGTTAGTGGTGTGGTCAACGGCCTGACTATCTTTCCAATTAAAGTTCTTTAAAACAAATATGTTTCCTGTGCATTTATCGCCGTAAGCCGCAGCTTTTTCGTGAAATGCCTCTATTTTTGTTAAAGCTCTTTTTATCGAGTGGGAAAACCCGTCCTTTTTTGCATAGTCGTAAAGGGTAGATTTGTCTGCAAAACCTAAATGCAAAGTAAGCATTGTTACTAAGGGCGGCTCTGTTGTAGGTAGTTCCTTAAAATAAGATTCGCAAAGGGCGGCTACCTTATCGAAGCCGTCTTGGTTGCTTTCGTATATTGGTGGTCGCCCTCCTAAGTTGATTTCAGAATCGCCCATAATTCATTTACATTATCGCAAACTTAACGAAAAAAAATGATATAAATTGCAAAATCCCTTCTCTGTTTTACAAGGAGGGATTTTTCGGGTTGTGGTTTTTGGAATTATTATTTGAATGGCTTAGTTGCCCAGTTTCCGATTTCGAAGGAATACTTAAAATATTTCCATTGTATAGATTCATATTGCCAACCTCTGCGGCGCGAATAGTATTTGTATGTTATTATTTCCTCGCCTTCATCAAAAAATCTATTTACAATATGAAACTTTGTCCTGCGTGAATCGTAGCTTCTGTAGAAATACTTAAGATTTCGCGTAAGTTTCATAATTACTCTTTTGTTAGCGGGGTTGATAAAATTGATTCTTTGCTTACCTGGATTGGGTTTTTGCAGATTTCGACGCAATCGCATTCAGGCTTAAAACAGTTTCCTGATTCGATCCGCGCATTCTCCGCGCATCTTTGTCGTAGGTCTATGAGGTCGGATTGTTCTTGTTCGAGCAAATTTGTCAGAGCGGTTTCGACGATTTGATACGCACTCAAAAACGATTTAGCTATATTTCCGTCATCTTGGTTTGGTGCTTCTTGCAGTTTCTTCACGAGGTCAATCGCCTTCCGCATCGCTGTTTTACTTTCCATTGTCTTTGTGTTTTGAGTTAAAATGGTAATTGATTTTCGTCAATTTTTTCGGATGGGGCGTTCGGAATTAAATCGTTCAAACCTGTTAACGCATTCATTGTGATATTGTAAAAATCCGACTGCAAATTTGCATCCGTTGGAATTGTGTTTTCAAACAGCCAACACAATGCAAACGCGGCGTTCTTTATCGTTTCGATCCATTCCTCTTTCCGTGAGGCGTGTACAGATTCGGCGTATTCCAAAATCCTGCCTCGAATAGCATTCATGGTATCCTTGTCATGTGTCGGAATTCCGTAAGCCTGTCCATCATAGTTTTGAGAAAAAGAATCGATGTCGAAAATTAATTCGTTGAGTTTTGCGGTTTCCTCCGCTGTTACTGCTTTCATTGGTTTAGGGGGTTAAAGTGTTGATCGAGTTTTGTTTTGCTAAGAGTTATTTCAAATATCTTAGACTTGTTTTCTTCAAATTCTTTTTGAGTGAAAAACTTTCCGTGCGTCTTTGCTTTTGAAGCCATAAGCTGACCCATCGCATAGTTATATAATTTGTCAGCCGATTTGTTCGCTTCTGTTTTCATCTTCGTTATTTTAAGTTGTTATTTTTGCTGATGGGTGGTTAGCCATTCGTTTTGCTTGGGTCGCTTAAAAGCGTAAAGTGTGTTACTTTTTCATTTTCGGGGATTTGAAACTTCCCGTAATCATAGTAAATTGTTTTTAAGTTTTTAGTGATGCTGCCACAAAGTTCTGTCGTTTCCACATAACAGGCATAAATTCCTGAATACTCGGGTATATACTTTGGGTGTTCGTGCCAGAAGCCGAACGGAGCCATGACTATCCTTTCATTAATTATCGACAACGTGCCGTCGCCATTTATTTCACAAACTTCCGTGACAATAGTTTGGCATTTTGATTTTAAGCACTCAACTTTTGCTTCTCCCAAATCATTAAACCTAGTCAATGGTTGGGTCTTAGGAAGTGTTTTATATACGGCGAAATCTATTTTTAAATCTTTCATAATTATTAGTTTTTAGTTAGTCTTTTTTCTCTGGCCCATCAGTTTCTGTTGCTTCAATCGATAATTGGTGTATGTAATAGACTTCTTTCAATGAAATATCCCCATCTTTCTGTCTTGAATATGTGGCTAATCTATAAGCCGTTAATCCTTGCGGGATGGTAAGTGAAATTCCCAGCATTCTCAACGCCATAAAGAAACTTCTTTCAGCGTCTGTTAACTTATCGGTTTTTTTCTTTGCCATTATTTTATAATTATGTTTCTACAATACGTGCATATCGGGGGCAAGGGGAAAGCCATAACAAACTCCTCTTGATGTTTACAATTACAAGCAAGTGCTTCATTTTGAAAGACACTTTTAGCTTCCTCTTTCCGTGAGGCGTGTACCGATTCGGCGTATTCGTGCATGGCGGCTAACACTTTTACTTTGTTTCCTGCCATTGTAAAGATTTGGTGCTTCTCGAAGATTTCCTCGGCAGTTTTCGCCTCCGCTTTAGGGTTGGGTTGGTTGGTCATTTCGTCGCGATATTTGTGGGTCATTGCCTTCCCGTTTTCATCTTTTCCAAGAATAATTGTCTTTTTCATTCCTCTATATTTTTAGTGTTGTTAAACGCGTTGGGTTCGTCGGAAAGTGCTTTTAATTTGTTGATTGCGAATTCTACCGATCTATCTAAAGAGGTTGGTTCTTCGGGTAATGGCATCCAATGGGTTACTTTTCCCTGATAGGTTGCGTCAAAAAAATCCACGTGCAAATATTGGAATTTACCAGTGTCGTAGTAGCCATAAACTTGCTCCGTTTTACCCCAAGGAAAGACAGTAAAATAAAAAACGCGTTGACCTTCATACGGTAGTTTTTCGTCGGTTGAAATCCATCTTACTGAATCCAACGCCTCCACCGCTTCCATAATCACAGGCGAAATCGTTTGGTTGATTTTGGTCGTGGTGCTACCCATTTCTTTTTGGAAAACCTCTAACTTTTGTTCAGGCAATAAAACCTTAACTCCTTTTCCAAGATACTTTTCTCTTAACTGTTTTTTCTTGTAAACAGATAATCCCCAATCCCACCAGAAATCAGCTTGTTGCTCAATTGATATTTTTGTCATAAGTCCTTCAGTAATTTTACGTTTGGGTGTTGATCTTTGAAATCCGAATACAAGCCTTTTGTGTACCCGTAATGCTCGGCAAGATTTAATAAATCATCTTTGTTGTAATTTTCTAAACGCCTCTTTTCGTTATACTCTCGGCGAGCATCGAAGTAATTGTTTCTACGACGAATAAGTTCTTCCTCTATCTCTGTGGGTGGAATGGTGATTTTCATGGTTAATTGCTTTTTATTAAACACGCGCCTCTTAGGGCGACTCTAATCGCTTCTTTAATTGAATGACAGTCTTCCCAAGTATTTACGTCATATTCGCCAGTTGGAGCTAATACAACTATATCGAATCGGGTCAGGTGCTTGTACTTCGGTTTGCCGTGTCCATGATCAGACGAAATTATTATAGTTCTGTTTTTGTAAATAGCTTCGAAATCGGAATCAGTATTTATTTGAATATTGCGATTTTGAATTATTGCTTCTCCTATTTTCATAATTTAATTTTTAAGTGTTACTCCCGATTTTAGAATAGGGGCGGGTTATGTTTTTTGTTTCAATTATTTCCCCAAGTTTTATCACGAAGACGTCGCCTTTCCAGTTATCTGACCATTCGGGTTTTGCTTCACCAATTTCAACGCTTTTGAATTCAACGGTCATTTCAGGAGCGTCTTTTTGGTAACCGTTTCGGAATGAGATTTGGTCGTAATCCTTAGGCTTAAAGTCGAATTCTTCCCCGTCAGCATCGTGGCTGTGTGAGAATTCGGTTGAGATGCGGTCGATCCAGTACGGTTTGACTTCCCGATATTCCTCTTTCTTCTCGCCCGACAAAATCATGTCGAACCATTTTTTCTTTAACGTGAGGTGTAGTGTTTTCATCTCTCCTTTGTTTATGGGTTAAGTGATTCGGGGGTGTCAACCTCAATGCTTTCTCTGATTTCTTTCAAAAATGTTTTTGCAAAAATCCCTGCTTTTTTTATTGAGCCATAGGGACTGTCAGCCTCACTTGCGATTTCTGAAATTTCCCGAAACATTTCCCCGAACGCTTCACAGTATTCTGTGAGGTTATCAAACCTTTTTTGATCTTCGTTAGATTCTCCCAGAGGATGAATCTTGCCTATCACTTTTTTAATCACGTCAAAATTTGTCATTTTCCTTTAATTTTAAGTTGTTTAATTACTACGATGGGGGTTAGGCTGAAATTTCTGCCCATCCGTATTCCATTATTGTTTCAACCGAAAGTCCGTTGAAAGGAAGTAAGTAACCCCGTGAACGTAGGAAGTCAACCGTATGGTTTAGATATATAACTTTTACCCGGTCGCTTATTTCTGCTAAATCAACATCTTTCAAGAAAAGGTTCGGGATTGCTTCTTTTGCTTCTAAAATATCTTCTGGAGATGCTTCAACCACTTTCCCGTTTAAAATGTTGCCAACCTCAATCGCGTCTTTATCTGAAATCGCTGACAATGGTTTGAGGTGTAGAGGAAAGTGTCCGTAGACCTTTGAAATCCAATACTCGTTTACATTGGCTTCTCCCCATTCTTCGTGAGACGGCTCGGGCGGATTTCCTGAATAAACTAAATTTGGTAAAAACAAAACGCTCTGTCCCCAATATTGAGAAGCAAATCTTTCAAAGTTTTCAAGCGTATTTTCCATAACTCCTATTTATTTATGATTAGTTGATTGATTTATTTTAAACTGGTACATCGTTTAGCCATTCATCAATAAATTTAGAACTCGCTTGGTCCTGTTCCTTTGAAGCTCGGTGTTCTATTCTAAACGCTATTACTTTTTCTGACTTTTTAGCGTTAATTAAATCTTCTAGTTTTTGGTAGCTGTCAGAGTTTGAATAAATCGTAATGTTGCTATCATTTCTCCAGTCATTGTCTACGCTAAACCTTACAATAAATCTATGTGTAAAGCCTTCGAATTGCTCTTTGGAATATTTAGTTTCCATAATCTTAGTTTTTATTAGTTGATTGATTCGAACAGGTGTATCTGTTTTATTTCTGTAAAAGTACAATTGTTTTTTATTATTACAACTTTATTTTAGATTTTAACACAAATAAAAAGCCGAACGTTATTTGTTCGGCTTGTGTTTATTCTCGTTTACCGCCGTGAATCCTTGATAATTGATATTTTTTTGATAGTTCCGGATTGTTCTCAAGTTCGAGGTTGTGTCCGAGACAGCACGGAGCCCAAGTTGTTTCGTCGAGGTAATTTAATCCGATGCGCCCTGCTCGATGTTCTACGGTGTTTGCGCGCTTGTTACATCCATCAATGAAGCAAATCTTATTTTCAGGCTTTTCTAAGAACTCAATTCTCTTTTTGAGGTATTGCGCCGTTTCTTTCTTTCTCTTGTCGGAAATCGGCTGTATTGGCTTCCTGATGGGTTTTGCGGCTTTATTTTGAGTTGCGCATTTAGCCGAGCAATATTTTTCGAGAGTAGAGAACTTCGGAGTGAAGATATTTCCGCACTCCGAGTTTCTACATTTTTTAGGCTTAACCTTCATTTGTAGGTGGGACGACGCTTTCAGTAGGCTGCCCTAATGCCGCCCAGAATTTTCCTTTCAGTTTTGTCCTCTCGAAGAAATCCCAATACGATGCTCCTTCCTTTGCCGCGTCTCTGTGAGCGATTCCTTCAGCGGGTACGTAGCCTTTTTCCAGTACGCCGAGGTCAACTGATTTCGGATTCACGTCGGTCACGATCGCGGCGTACGAATCTTGGTTGTCCTTTTCAAATTTTTTTCGGGTTCTGTCGCTTGGAAAGAACTCTACAATCATTCCTTGTTCTACTTTCATAATTTAGATTAGCGATTTACGTTAGATCGCGACGTTTTAATTTATGCTTCTTGTTTTTCGATTTCCGAAACGAGGTCAATTTGATTCGGGTCGGTTTCGGGTTCTCCTTTTTTCTTTTTCTTCGTGAACTTCTCATTGAATAAATACGCCCAAAGTTCGACTTTCAATTCTTCGAGTTTAAGCGCGAGGTTTTCCGAAAATGGGTATGCGCCTGCTTCGAGTGAAATACGTGGCGTTTTCATCGTCTGTGCGCCTACAGGAGTGATAACGCTTCCCGCAAGCTGAATCGATGGCTTGCTGTCGCCGAAGAACCAAACCTCCGTAACCGATGTGTTATCGATTGCCGCTTCGAATCCTTTCATCGCGCCTTCAACTCCGTCTTTTTTGGCGTGGTCGCGGGCGTAGTCCCACCCGGGCAAAATTCCTAACGCGTGACACATTTCTTCTGCAAGGTCGTCGAGCCTGTCGAGTAAGTCCTGATGCGGCAAATTGCTCACTTCGTTCTTTTGCTTGTTCTCTTTGAAGTCCATGTCGAAGTAATCGAGGTTGACTTTCTTTTTTCCGACGATCTTCACGTGAAGCGGGTCGAAGTTTTCATACTTAATTTTCATATAAATTGGTTTTAAAGTTTCATGAATTATTCCCGCCTCCAGACTACATCTGAGGTACAGTTGTCAAACTGTTCCATGCTTGACTGTCGCCGTTCGGTAATGTCTGTAAGTGTGTATATGGAGAATTGCCCCCCGCCTAAGTTGACCTTTATTTCATCGCCAGCTACAACTTCAGTTGCTTTTGGAATGTTAAATGTAATTTTTGATCCGTTTCTTTTACTTGGGTCGGATTCCCATGTCATCAAATGCACGTCGTGCTGATTTAAAAGTGATTGCATAATAATTGGTTTTAAATTAAAAAAGTTTCATTGTTGTTTGGTTCTCCGCAAGCCTCCCGAATATCCTGAAGATTATCGCGCTCTCCCCGATCTCGAACTTCTCCGTAAAAGAATCTATGTACTTCGTCGAATCGTCGGGTATGGTGTTGGTGCTTGTAATTACCCTGTTCTTAGCTTTGGCGTTCGCTATTTGCTTTTCAGAAGGTGTTTTCAAAACGTCCATGAATAGTTTTTTCCAAAAGTACGCGACATTATCCAGGTCGATGTGCTTCATTCGCTTTACCACGATTTCAAGGTGCATTTTTTCGAGTTTCGGCAAATTGTCGATGTTATGTTCGATCAGCAATTTACAGTCGGTTTTGATGCGGTCCGTGATGAAGTAACTGATATTTGAGTTCGTGAAAAGATTTGCTGTCAGATAGTGGCGTGTTTTCATTTCTTTCCCTGCCGCTTTGCTTGCGCGAACTTTCGGTATGTCGTAATAAGTCGGCGGGTCGTGGAGTGTTATTTCTTGTATGAGTTCCATTTCAAAACATTGTTAGTTGCTGTTGGTGTTGTGCAAGTCTTTTCATTCCCGCATCGAAATAGTCTTTGTCAATCTCGAATATGGTTAAATCAAAACCAAGATTGTGACAGGCTATTGCGCTACTGAAAGACCCGCCGAATGAGTCCAAAATCTTTTCTCCCTCTTGGATTTTGCAGTATTTAAACATAAATTCATAAGCATAAACAGGTTTTTGAGTAGGATGAAATCTGTTTAAATCTTGGCTGCTTTTCTTCATTATCTTTGCAGGTTTATCAAGTGATGTCCAAACCAACTCGCAAGCACTCATTGTTGTTAAGTCGTTTTTTTTATCCCAACAAACAAAGCCTCTTGTGTTTTTAAGGTATTCTATAAAATAATTTGCACCGAATACAATTTGATTCTTAGTAACTCTAAAAAACTCAATCCAAAATTCTTCGTCAGGCAAAACGTCCCAGTCTTTCGAACGATACAATTTAGCCATTGGGGTATCCTTTAATTTACCTCCTCCGTCGCTTAATCTTTTTCCTAATCCATAAGGCGGGTCTATACACCCCCAATCAAACTCGTTGTCTTTCATTGAACGCATCGCCTCAAGGCAGTCGGAATTATAGGCTGTTATCATATTTTCTATTTTATGCCGTAGTTGAAAAAGTCTATTTCAGCGTTCAGGCGTTTGATTTCTTCGTTTAGCTTTTCACTTGGGGAAAACAGTCTTTCGAGTTTCGCTTCGTGGAGCCGCTTTGCTTTGGTGTTTATCGTTCCTTCGGTGTGCTGTTTTGCCATTAAAATGCGATTTCGTCGGAACCTTCGATTCTCGGAATATGGTCGTTATCCGGCACTAAGAATTTGAACGGTTCAAAAGCCTTGTTTCTTGTGTACTTGGGAGTTACCTTCGTCGATTCTCCATCCATTTCCAAAAATACGACTGTTTCGGCTTTCTTCAACACTGCGCTTCCTAGGTGTCCGGTGGGCTTGTTTGCTTGAAATAATTGATGCAAAACCGTTATGATGTGGCATTGTGCCGATCCGCTCCACGCGAGTAGTTTTGTCGTTACGATGTTTGATTCAACGAGGTTGTTTGTGTCGTTTATCAAATCCGCTATTCCGTCGATGATCACCAAACCGATCCCTTCTTTTGAAAACTTGCTTTCTGTCATTACCCAGTTTATGAACTCCAAACGTTCCTTTGGTGTTTTCTCCCGCAAATAAAAACACTTGTAATAAATGTTCTTTTTGCCGTACATTTTTTCGACGCGTTTGAATACTCTCCAACTATGGTGGCGGCTTTGCTCGGTATCGAACTCAATTATGTATTTTCCGCGCGTCTCATGGCCTTTTATGCTCCCGCAGTACTTATACGCATCCCCGCCACAATAAGCCGCTACAATCAAAGATTTCAAATATGTCTTGCGCGACTTGCTCGGTGCTACGATGCAACTGAAATCCCCGTAACTGCCGAACGTCT